GGCAACTTATGAATTGTTTGCAGGATATCAAGAACTCGTAGGTAAAATGTTCGGATCTTTTATCAATTACACATGGAATTCTCAAAGTAGAAAACTAGTGATACATCAACGTCCTAGATCCGAAGAGAGTGTAATGATTCACGCCTACAATCGAAGACCTGATTTTGCACTCATAACAGATACCTATGCAGGACAGTGGATCAAAGATTATTCATTGGCAAACTGTAAGATGATACTAGGACAGGCCCGTGAAAAATTTGCTCAAATTGCAGGCCCGGGTGGCGGTAGCAGCTTAAACGGCGCTGCAATGAAATCTGAAGCACAGGCCGAAATGGACAAATTAATGGAAGATCTCAAAACTGGTGTTACTACGCAAGGTTGGGGTTGGGTAATAGGTTGACCTGTTTAAAATAATATAGTATAATGTTCTTAATTGGAGGACATTATGATCATAGGTGTATGTGGCTTTATCGGATCGGGCAAAGATACTATTGCCGATTATCTAGTAAATTTTCATGAATTTCGTAGAGAAAGTTTTGCATCAACTTTAAAAGATGCAGTCGCGGCGGTGTTTGGTTGGGATCGGACCATGCTAGAAGGGCGTACCAAAGAAGCCCGTGAATGGCGCGAGCAAGTAGATCCGTGGTGGGCAGAACGATTGTCGATGCCTACATTAACTCCTAGATGGGTTCTGCAATACTGGGGCACAGAAGTATGTCGTAGATCGTTTCATGACGATATATGGATCGCTGGCCTAGAAAATAAAATCCGTAATTCAAAAGATCATGTTGTAATCAGTGATTGTAGATTTCCTAATGAAATACAATCTATCAAAAATGCAGGTGGCAAAATAGTATGGGTCAAGCGAGGCGATTTACCCGAGTGGTACGATACTGCCCTAGCTGCTAATGCTGGCCATAATTGGGCATTGCAAAATCTAAAAATGCAAAAAATACACGCTTCTGAAACGGCCTGGGTCGGAACTGAATTTGATTCCGTCATTGATAACAACGGATCCATCGATGACCTATACAAGCAAGCAGAGAAATTAGTAGTCAGCGATAAGATCGCCCTGCCTCCACATTATACCGTTCTTGCCTAATACCTGAGCGCAATTACAGCATATTGTTTTGAGATTCGCCGGACGGCAATTGTCTAAATTGCCGTCAATGTGAAATACTCTAAATACTTCCTTATGCGGTGATTTAAATCCGCACTTTTCGCATTGTTGTTTTACACGATAACCTGCCCTATACCAACGAGGTATTCCGTGGTTAATTCCGTTGGCCATGCATATTTCACACAGGCTACGATAGTATACTCTGTTATTCTTCTTGTAATTAACAGCTTTAGGGCGTTGCCCGCACTTGCAAAGAGGTCTCATACTAGTATTTAAAAGAACTGTACCTTTTCTGCCCCTTTTTCTACTTGTATAACGTGCCAATTTTAGTCGTAGCCGCTAAATAGTATGAGCAACTATTACCAGGAGATTAGGGAATGGCACTAACATCACCAGGCGTACAAGTTACGGTAATCGACGAGAGTTTTTATACACCAGCTGAACCTGGGACAACTCCTCTTATCGTAGTAGCTACTGCGCAAGACAAGATTAACTCAGCAGGCACAGGCGTCGCCTCAGCAACCACCGCGGCAAATGCCGGCAAAGCATTTAAGCTCACCAGTCAGAAAGATCTTTTGGATCTGTATGGTGTACCTTTCTTTGAAAAGACAGCTTCAGCTAGCCCAGTACACGGCGGAGAGAGAAATGAATACGGACTTTTAGCAGCTTACAGCTTGCTAGGAGTATCAAATGCAGCGTTCCTAGTAAGGGCGAATGTAGACTTAAACGAATTAGCAGGTCAAGCAACTGCCCCGGGAGCAAACCCCACAGACGGACAATGGTGGGTTGATACACAAGCAACTACTTGGGGTATTCAAGAATGGAATGGTGCCGCAGCTAGCACCACAGGCGGTCAAAAGTTTGCATTGAAAACACCGATCGTATTAACAGACGACGATGAAGCAAAAGTAACAAGCGGAGTTCCAAGAACATCAGTTGGATCTATTGGCGACTATGCTGTGGTTTTTCAAACTGTTGACGGCACAGGAACATACACTGCATCTAGAGAAAATGCTACGATGTGGTATAAGTCAGCTGGCAACGGCACAGGCAACGGAATCCCAGGTGGCGGCACATTAGTCGCAGCCGGTGATTGGGTATTGCTTGGATCAAACGCATGGTGTGCAAGCCACCCAACAGTTATCGGCGGCACAGTAACAACATTAACAGCTGGTAATTTTACCATCAACGGAACCACAGTTACTATCAGCGGCGGACACGGATTAACAGATTTAGTTACCACTATTAACGGTTTGTCTATCGCAGGTATCACAGCTAGAGCAGTCAGCAGCAAACTATATCTGTATTCAAATGGTGCTGTTGAAACTGACGGTGATTCATCTAAGGCAAATGCAGTCGTTGTTGGTGCTGGCACAGCAGTTCTAACAGAACTAGGCATTACAGCAAAAACATACTACGGTCCAGCATTACAGCAAACCCCTCATACGTCAGTTCCAGAATGGAAAGGTAGTGATACTGAGGCTCGTCCTACAGGATCTGTTTGGATCAAAACAACTGAGCCAGGAAACGGCGCACGTTGGAGAGTTAAACAGTGGGATTCTGCTACAGAATCATGGGTATCTTATGAAGCACCTATCTACGCATCTACTAATGCAGCATTATATTACCTAGATCGTGCAGGTGGTGGTGCAAATCTAGCAGTAGATACATTGTTTGTTCAGACAAACAGCGAAGAACACAGCGGATACGATGTTGATCCTGCTACAGCGACATTTAGAATGTGGCGTAGGTCTGCTACTGGAAATGCTACAATTACATCTAGTGAAATCACTACAGGTACTGTTAGCGCAGGCGCAAAAACATTTACTATCAGCGAGTCATTAAAAGTAACATTGGCACTTGACACTGCTAAGACCATCAGCTTTACTGCTCTTGGTACAGCAGCAGATGCAGTGACTGTTGCTGGTAGAATCAATGCTGCGGGCTTTACAAATATCGAAGCTGCAGTTACTGACAATAATGAATTACAAATTTATCATAAGTTAGGCGGTGATTTTAGAATCACCGACGGCACAGGTAGTCCAATAGCTTCATTGTTTACTCCATTCAACATCAATACATTGACTGGTACAGCAAACTTCTTTACATTGCCTACCGCAGCAACCGCAGATTATTTGGTATCCAATTGGGAACCATTTGCAGCCAGCGATTTCAAAGCCACTGCTGATGCTCCATTAAATGAGCCAGATGACGGTCAACTATGGTATCACAATGAATTCAGCGAAGTAGACATTATGTATCATAACGGAACTACTTGGGTTGGATACCAAGATGCCACAGCATTTCCTACTACTAGCCCAGCTGGTCCTATCGTTAGCGCCACAGCACCAGAGCGTGTTGGTGGTCAAAGCGACGGAACTAACTTAGTAAACGGCGATCTTTGGATCAGTACAGCTGATATGGAAAACTATCCAACAATTTATCGTTGGGATGGTACGAATCTAGAGTGGGCACAGCTAGACAAGACTGATCAAGTAACTGAAGAAGGTGTGTTATTTGCAGATGCACGTTATGGTGCAAGTGGTGCAACAGGCGACACAGCAGCAACTATCAAAGATATGTTGACCAGCAACTTCTTAGATCCAGATGCACCGGATCCAGCGTTATATCCAAAAGGCATGTTGCTATGGAATCTACGTAGATCAGGCGGAAACGTAAAACGTTATAACAACAGCTATATCGATACGTCATTGGATAACACTCGTTTTAACAACGACGAAAGCATGGATGGTTATGCAACTGATCGTTGGACCACTGCTAGTCCAAACAACGAAGATGGATCAGGAAGCTTTGGCCGTAAGGCACAGCGCGGTGTTGTTATTGCAGCGATGAAGAGCGTGGTGGATACTAGCTCAGAAATCCGAGACGAAGAACGCAGAAACTTTAACATCATTGCTGCTCCAGGATATCCTGAGCTATTAAGCAACTTGATCAATTTAAACATTGACCGAGGCGTGACTGCATTCGTAGTTGGCGACACTCCATTGAGATTACCTAGCGATGCAACATCGTTGACAAACTGGGGAACCAATGCTGAATTAGTAACAGACAACGGCGATGCTGGCATTGTATCATATGACGAATATTGTGCAGTGTTTTATCCAAATGGATTTACCACAGACCTAGGCGGTACAAATGCAGTTGTTCCGGCAAGCCACATGATGATGCGCACTATCGCGTTAAGCGATCAAGTTAGTTATCCTTGGTTTGCACCAGCAGGAACACGACGCGGTGGCATTACCAACGCAACAGCAGTTGGATACATTGATGCAGTAAGCGGTGAATTCCAAACTGTTGCATTGAATGAAGGTCAGCGCGATACATTGTATGATTTAAAAGTTAATCCACTAACATTCTTCAACGGTGTTGGTCTAGTTAACTACGGTCAAAAGACTCGCGCAAGAAACGCTTCTGCATTAGATAGAATTAACGTATCACGTTTAACAGTATATCTACG